TGGAGAAAGTCTTTGGAAATAAAATGCACAAATAAAAATGCAAGACTTAAGAATTTATGGTATAAGTTTAGGCGGTATAACCTTTTCTATAATGCCAGATATAAATCCGCTGCTACAAACAGTAGTATTATTATTAACAATAGTATATACCTTAATAGGTATAAAAAATAAATTAAATAATAAATAAAATGCCTTTAAAATATTTTAATGAATCTGAATTCAATGATTTTAAAATGATGAACAAAAAACTTCTTAATATGTTAGATAACTTACGAGAAGTATATGGTTCACCAATAAAAATAACATCAAGTTATAGAAGTCCTGATCATCCAATAGAAGCAAAGAAAAAAGCACCAGGTGAGCATGCATATGGTAATGCTGTTGATATTGCAAGCGTTGGAGGTGAAGCAACATTTAAATTAGTTAAAGCCGCTATAGAAGTTGGCTTTACAAGAATAGGTGTAAGTAGAAAAAATAATTTTGTCCACGTGGGTATTGGTTATCCCGGTGCTCCTGATATAACTCTTTGGACATATTAAATATAATTAAATGAAATTAATAAGAAAAATATCAATTGGCCAAGATTATAAGAATGAAGCTATGCATTATTCTGTAGGTCAAGAAGTTTATGGTGGCCATACAATATGTGATATATTTGAAAAAGAAGATGGTTATCATATATATATACAAAAAGATAATAATCAAATACCGTGGAAACACTTTAATATAAACATGGCTGTTTCTGTAGAATACAATTTAGATTATTAATGAAATCACTTTACAATTATATTATATATACTGATAATAGATACGACAATAAAAAAAATATTGATGGTAAAGAACTTATACTTAATTCAGAATTATCTGAAAGAGATTATAAGTTTGTAAATAGAATAGGTATAGTTAAAAGTGTACCTATAAATTATAAAACTAAAATAAAACCAGGTGATAAAGTAATTGTTCATCACAATGTATTTAGAAGATGGATTGATGTTAAGGGTAAAGAAAAAAATTCATCATCATATATTGATGAAAATATTTATTCTGTCGGTATTGATCAAGTATACGCGTACAAAAATAACGGTGAATGGAAATGTCCTGATAGATATTGTTTTGTTAAGCCATTACCACAAGATTTTAAATGGAGTGTTTTAAAAGAAAAAGAATTGGTTGGAGAGCTTGTGTATAGCAATAAGCTTTTAAGTTCGTTAAACGTGTCCGTAGGCGATATAGTGGGCTTTACACCGGGTTCTGAATATGAGTTTAATATTGAAGACCAAAAATTATACAGAATTTTATTAAATGATATAACAATAAACTATGGACGTAAAAAAAACAAGAGAGAGACTACTCAAAGCTGCTGAAAACTCTATAGATGAGTTAATAAAAGTTATGAATAAAAAAATGGATCCAGAAGAACTAGATCCTGAAAAAGTAAAAATATCAGCATCAGCCTATAGATTAGCTATGGAAGACGCTATGGCTATGATGGCTAAAGTAGAAGAAATTACAAGTGTAGATAAAGAAGATAAATCTAAAAAACAAGAATTCTTCGGTGTAGAAGATCGTATTAAATAATGTATAAACAAAGCTTATATAAGATACACACCGAACATTTATCATCTAAGTTAGTTAAAAATAATAATAGATATAAAAAATTCGAGTACGGTTATAACAAAGATTTAGATTGTGTTATTATAAGTAAAGACGGTACGATAGGTGAAATATATGAAATACAAGGATTAAAAATTGCGCTTCCTTCAATACCTAAAAAAATTAACGGTCAAGAATTAAAAAAAGAAGAACAGGTATTTATTAAAACACCAAAACCAGCTACACTTAAAAAAATTAAAAGTATATATAATTTTAAGTCGTATAACGAAGATATAAAAGAAAAGTATTATGAATACATTAATAAAGAGTTTGATTTTCGTTCTGATGGTTACTGGTTCATGTGCAACGGTGAGCCATGTTACCTCACCGGCTCCCATTATATATACCTCAATTGGACAAAGATCGATGTGGGTTCACCCGACTTTAGACATGCAAACAGGTTATTCTTTTATTTCTGGGAGGCATGTAAGGCCGATTATAGATGTTATGGAATGTGCTACCTCAAGAATAGACGGTCTGGTTTCTCCTTTATGGCGTCTTCAGAAGTTGTCAACGTTGCAACTATTACCAGAGATGCGAGGTTTGGGATATTATCAAAGACTGGAGCAGATGCGAAGAAGATGTTTACAGATAAGGTTGTTCCGATTTCCACAAACTACCCGTTCTTTTTTAAACCAATACAGGACGGTATGGAGAGGCCAAAGACAGAACTATCGTATAAGGTACCATCGAGAAGGCTCACAAGAAAGACAATACAAGCAACCACCCCAACCACCGAAGAGAGTGATCAGATGGGACTTGATACCACCATCGACTGGAAGAATACAGGTGACAATTCCTACGACGGGGAGAAATTACAAATCCTCGTCCATGATGAATCGGGTAAATGGGAGAAGCCGGATAACATTCTCAATAACTGGAGGGTCACAAAGACGTGTCTCCGTCTCGGTTCGAAGATAGTTGGTAAATGTATGATGGGATCTACATCTAATGCATTAGATAAAGGTGGTAGTAATTTTAAAAAAATTTATAATGACTCAGATCTCACAAAGAAAAAGCGAAATCGCAATGGGCAGACTGCTAGTGGATTATATGCTTTGTTCATACCTATGGAATGGAACTTCGAAGGATTCATTAACAAATTTGGTTTTCCTGTCTTCGACACTCCGGAAACTCCGGTTGAAGGAATTGACGGGGAACTTATCTACAACGGAGTTATCGATCATTGGGAGAATGAAGCAGATGGGCTCAAAGATAATGCCGATGCTTTAAATGAATATTATAGACAGTTTCCTAGAACTGAAAAACATGCATTTAGAGATGAAACAAAAGAATCCATATTTAATTTATCAAGAATATATGAACAGATAGATTTTAATGAAGAAATGGTTGCATCAGGATATGTAACAACAGGTTCTTTTCAATGGAAAAACGGTGTTAAAGATACACAGGTACAGTTTTATCCTAATCCCCATGGAAGATTTAAAATATCTTGGATACTTCCAACGGATATGCAAAACAATATAGAAGTTAAAAATGGTATTAAATATCCAGGTAATAAAGCTTATGGTGCTTTTGGATGTGATAGCTATGATATAAGTGGAACAACAGATGGTGGTGGTTCAAATGGATCATTACACGGATTAACAAGTTTTTCGTTATCACCAGATGTTCCTAAATCACAATTCTTTTTAGAATATATTGCAAGGCCACAAACAGCTGAAATATTTTTTGAAGATGTATTAATGGCAATAGTATTTTATGGTATGCCAATACTTGCAGAAAATAATAAACCAAGATTATTATATCATTTAAAAAGAAGAGGTTATAGAGGATTTTCTATGAACCGTCCAGATAAAGTTAGAAATAAATTGTCTGTAACAGAAAAAGAATTAGGTGGAATACCTAATACATCAGAAGATATAAGACAAGCCCATGCCTCCGCTATAGAATCTTACATAGAAGAAAATGTAGGTATAACAAATGAAGAGCATGGTAGAATGTATTTTCAAAGAACACTTGAAGATTGGTCTAAGTTTAATATAAACAATAGAACAAAGTTTGATGCTTCAATAAGTAGTGGTTTAGCTATAATGGCTTGCCAAAGACATTTATATGCTCCAAGAGCAGAAAGACAAACAAGAAAAATAGATTTTGGATTTTCTAAATATAATAATTCAGGATTAAAAAGTAAAATATTATAATAATGGCAGAAGCTACAGGATATACAACTCAATTTCCCAGCCAATCGGTTGATGACGCTACAAAAGCTAGTGAAAAGTACGGATTGGAAGTGGCAAGAGGTATAAAAAATGAGTGGTTTAGAAAAAGCGCCGGTACAGGTAGGTTTCTTCAAAACCAACGAGAATTCCATAGATTAAAATTATATGCTAGAGGCGAACAGTCAATACAAAAATATAAAGATGAATTTTCTATAAATGGCGATTTATCTTATTTAAATCTTGATTGGAAGCCTGTACCTATAATTCCAAAATTTGTTGATATAGTTGTAAATGGTATGCAAGATAGACTATTTACAATTAAAACATTTGCGCAAGATCCATCGTCTACAAAAAAAAGAACTGATTTTGTAGAAATGATGCTAGAAGATATGAATACACAAGACTTTATTAAAGAAGTTGATTCTAAATTAGGTTTAAATGTAGAAAATTTTTCTGAAATGCAAATACCTGAAAGCGATGAAGAATTAGAACTTCATATGCAAATAGGATATAAACAATCTATTGAGTTGGCTCATGAGCAAGCTATTGATAATATTTTTAAAAGAAACAACTATTACGAACTAAAAAAACGTTTAGATTATGACCAAACTGTTCTGGGTATATCTTGTGCTAAGCATACTTTTAATAATACTGACGGTATTAAACTCGAATACGTAGATCCTGCTAATTTAGTATATTCTTATACAGAAGATCCTAACTTTCAAGATGTATATTATTTTGGTGAAATAAAACAAATAAAATCTAACGAACTTAAAAAACAATTTCCTGGATTATCGGATGAAGAGTTTGAAGATTGTATAAAAAGATCTTCTAAAATGAATCAATATGATTATACTAATAATGATTCAAATGATTCTTATGATTCTAATACATTAACAGTATTATATTTTAATTGGAAAACCTGGGAACAAAGCGTATTTAAAATAAAAGAAACGTCTTCTGGCGCTAAAAAAGCAATTAAAAAAGATGATAAGTTTAATCCACCTAAAGATCAAAGAACAAGATTTGAAAGAGTAGCACAAGCAAGAGAAGTTATATATGAAGGTGTTATGGTTTTAGGTGCTAATAAACTTTTAAAATGGCAAAAAGCTGAAAACATGGTTAGACCTGATTCAAATGTGAATACAGTTATGATGAACTATGTTGTTAGTGCACCTAGATTTTATAAGGGTAAAATTGAAAGTTTAGTTAGCCGAATGGTTACTTATGCTGATTTAATACAATTAACACATTTAAAATTACAACAAGTAATACAAAGAATGACACCATCTGGTGTATTTGTAGATGCTGACGGATTATCTGAAATAGATTTAGGTAATGGTACAAATTATAATCCGCAAGAAGCATTAAATTTATATTTTCAAACAGGATCTATTATTGGTCGTTCTATGACTGTAGACGGTGATATGAACCCCGGTAAAGTTCCTATTCAAGAATTACCAGGTGGTGGTGGACAACAATCTACACTTTTAATTCAAGCATATAATTATTATTTAAATATGATAAGAGATGTGACCGGATTAAATGAAGCAAGAGATGGTTCTGATCCAGATCCACATGCTTTAGTAGGTGTACAAAAATTAGCAGCTGCAAATTCTAATACAGCTACAAGACATATATTACATAGTTCTATGTATATAACTAGCGAATTAGCTGAAGCTATATCTATAAGATTAAAAGATGTACTTACTTATCATCCTCAAAGAGATGTATTTGTTAAAAGTTTAGGAAGATTTACGGTAGGGGCTTTAAAAGAATTAGAAAATGTTCATCTGCATGATTTCGGTGTATTTATTGAATTAGATCCTGATGAAGAAGAAAAGCAATTGGTTGAAAACAATATACAAATAGCTTTATCAAAAGATCAAATACATTTAGAAGATGTAATAGATATTAGGTCAATAAAAAATATAAAGCTAGCTAATCAATTATTAAAATATAGAAGAGCTAGAAAAGCTGCTGCAGATCAAATGAAAGCTGAAAGAAATATTGCTGCTCAATCGCAAGCTAATGCACAAGCCGCACAAGCTGCTGAACTTGCGAAAGCTCAAGCTGAAACTGTAAAAGTTGAATCAAGAATGAAACTTCAAGAAGCACAAAAGAATTTTGATATACAAAAACTTGAAACAGAAGCTAGAACAAAAAGGGAGTTAATGCAATTTGAGTTTGATTTAAACATGAAATTAAAACAAATGGAGTTAGATTCAAAAGAAAAAGTGGAACTTAGTAAACCTGTACGAAGTGCAAAACCTTCTAAGCCATTTGAATCTAAAGGTAACGATGTTTTAGGTGGAATCGATCTTTCAAGATTTGAACCTAAATAAATTTTAAATTATTATATATTATTAAATTATGGAAAAGTGGAAAGTAAAAGGAATCGTCACAGACGAACCAAAATCTAAACAACAAACAGAACAAGCTGTTTTAGATAAAGCTGTAGAAAAAGGTGAAATACAACCAGAAGCTGCAGGCAAAAAAGATAACGATGTTATAAAAGTAGATTTAGATAAATTAAAAAATAAAGAAAAAGATGCCGTTCAGAAGCAAAGCACAAATGAGGTATCTGTACGCGACGGATCCGAAACTAGCAAAGAAGTTCAAAAGGAAAACAAAGAGGAAGTTAAAGAACCTACCGGAGAAAATAAACAAGAAGAAAACAATAAAAGTAACAAGGAAGAACAAGGGGAAGAAATAGATTCTCCTATTGAACTTATAAAAGAAGAAGAAAATAAACAGCCAGAAAAAGTTGAAACTAATCAACCTAAAGTTGATCAACGTTCGGCTGAGGTGAACAAAAAACCTGAACCAAAAGAACCTGAAGTAAATTTACCAGAAAATGTTGATAAGCTAGTAAAGTTTATGGATGAAACTGGAGGTTCAATTGAAGATTATGTAGCTCTTAATAAAGATATATCTAGTTTAAAAGACAGTGAATTATTAAGAGAATATTATACAAAATCTAAACCATGGGAACAATCTGAAATATCAGAATATATGGAAGATAATTTTTCATATACTGAAGATGATGACCCTAAAGAAATACGTGCTAAAAAGCGCGCATACAAAGAAGAAATACATAAAGCTCGACAGTTTTTTACTATTAATAGGGATAAATATTATGCTGACATCAAGTTGAATAAGCAAAACGAAATACCTGAACAATATCAAAATGCTTTAAAGTTTTATGAAGATTCAAAAAGGAACGAAGAAATAAACAAAGAAATAACAGATAAATTTTTACAAAGAACAGAAAATGTTTTTAGTAACGACTTTAAAGGATTTGATTTTCAGGTTGGAAATAACAAATATAGATATAAAGTCAATAATATTACAGAAACAAAAAATGCTCAATCTAATCTTGCAAATTTTGTAAATCAATTTTTAAATGATAAAGGAGATTTAGAAAATGCAAGTGGTTATCATAAAGCTTTATTTACTGCAAGAAATGCAGATAAAATAGCTCAGCATTTTTATGAGCAGGGCCGTGCCGATGCTCTACAACAAAGTGCAAAAGAAGCTAAAAATATAAATATGGAACCAAGAAAAGAAGGATTTATTGAAACTAAATCCGGACAAAAATTTAGAGTTGTTTCAGGTAATTCAAGTTCAAAACTTAGAGTTAAACTTAAACAATAAAAATTTATAAAAAATGTCATTAACTGGAATAGAACATTTGACGCCTTCGCCTAGCAAAGGCCAATTGTTTCAAGGTAATTATATTACCAATTTTGATTTTACAAACCAGTTCTTACCTGATGTTTATGAAAAGCAAGCTGAAATTTATGGAAACAGATCTATTGGTGGTTTCTTAAAATTAGTATCTGCAGAGATGCCTTCAGCTTCTGATGAAATAAGATGGGTAGAACAAGGTAGATTACACATAGCTTACAAAAATGTAAATGTAACGGGTGATAACTTTGTAGTAACTTTTGACGCATTGCCTGATGGCACGTCAGCTGGTACTGGACAAATACCTGCTGTTAGAGTAGGACAAACTATTATGGCTCAAGGAGTTACAAACGCTGGAGTAAATACAGGAGCTGTATTGAAAGGTGTTGTAACATCTGCTGGGGTAAACACAAATGCCACAACAGGTACATTTGTAGCTAAATGTTTAGAAGCTGCAAACTGGGGCACAGTAGCATCTTCACATCATGCAACTGTATTAGTATATGGTTCTGAATTTGCAAAAGGTTCCGACGGTATGACCGGAGAAATTGATGCAGTATATCAGTCTTATACTAATAAGCCTATGATATTAAAAGATAACTATGCTATCAACGGTTCTGATACTGCACAAATAGGATGGATTGAGGTTACTTCTGAAAATGGAGCTTCAGGATATTTATGGTATTTACAATCTGAGCACGAAACTCGTCAAAGATTTGAAGACTATTTAGAAATGTCTATGATAGAGTCTGTTAAAAAAGCTAGTACTTCAACATTATCTGCTGCACAATCACCAGGAGGTACTGAAGGATTGTTTGCTGCATTAACATCTAGAGGAAATGTTTATGCAGATCTTTCTGGAGATTTATCAGCTTCTGGTCTTCCAATGACCGGCTTTGATAATATATTAAAGCAATTTGATAAAAATGGAGCTATTGAAGAAAATATGCTTTATATTGACAAAACATTATCTTTAGCTATTGATGATGCACTTGCTGCTAAGAACTCTTATGGTACTGGCGGTACTTCTTATGGTGTATTTAACAACAGCGAAGAAATGGCTTTAAACTTAGGATTCTCAGGATTTAGAAGAGGAGGATATGACTTCTATAAAACTGACTGGAAATATCTAAATGACTTTGGAACAAGAGGTCAATTTGATGATGTTGAAGGTGTTATAATTCCTGCTGGAACTTCTACAGTTTACGACCAAGATTTAGGCCAAAATATTAAAAGGCCTTTCTTGCACGTAAGATATAGAGCTTCTGAAACGGATGATAGAAAAATGAAAACTTGGATTACAGGTTCTGTAGGTGGTGCTTATACTACTACTACAGATGAAATGCGAGTTTCATTCTTATCTGAAAGATGTTTAATAGTACAAGGTGCTAATAACTTTGTTTTATTAAAATAATTATTTTTAACATAAAGATGAGGTGTCTTAATTGGCACCTCAATCTTTATTTATTTTATTAAATTATATTATGGAAAAATGGGAATTAAAAGATAGGACATATAAATTAAAAAATATGTCTCCTTTAACATACAAAATAAAAAGCTCTAGAATGCTTTGGTTTGATGAAGACAAAGGTATTAATAGAGAAATTAGATATGCAAGTAATCAAAAAAGTTTATTTGTAGAAGAGCAAGACAAATATGCACAACTGAATCACGTAGTATTTGAAGATGGGACGCTTGTTGTTCCAAGAAATAACCCTTTACTACAACAACTTTTATCTATATATCATCCTGATAAACATTTATGGGAAGAACTAGATGCGGTTCAAGAAGCTAAAGATGATATTGATATGATTGAACAAGAAATTGAAGCACAACGATTAGTTCAAGAATTAGAAATAGAACATCTTGAAGCTATACTTAGAACAGAAGTTGGTTCAGAAGTAACTAGTATGTCTACTAAAGAAATAAAAAGAGATTGTTATTTATTTGCAAAAAATAATCCTGAGTTATTTATTGAAGTTGCTAATGATGAAGATATAAAACTTAGAAATCTTGCAAATAGAGCTGTAGAATCACATTTAGTAAGTTTAACTGATGATAATACAGTATTTAAATGGGCTAAAAATGGTAAAACAATAATGAAAGTACCATTTGATGAACACCCTTATACAGCGTTTGCTCGCTTCCTTAAAACAGATAAAGGAGTAGACGTTATGAAAGCTATACAAAAAAAGCTTTCGTAAAACACCTGGCTATGGTTATTCGCTTAGCCATAGCTAACTAATTAATAAATAAATAATGGTACTTACAGATAGTGTTTATAAAACAGTATTAAATATACTAAATAAAGAAAACAGAGGTTATGTAACGCCGGCTGAGTTTAATACTTTAGCTAAGCAGGCACAGAATGAAATATTTGAAGGTTACTTTTCTTCAAGAAACTATGCTATAACAAACTCTTCTGATTATTCTGATATAAGAAAAAATATAGAAGAAAAAATAGCTTTATTTGAAAATGAAGAAACAATATCTTCAGCAAGCTTTACAAATGCTGCCGGCAATACAACCGCTAGCTACTATGCTTATCCAGATAATTTTTATAGACTTAGTAGTGTATTTCACATATTAAATTCTGTAAATATACCTATACAAGAAACAACTAATAAATTATTAAATGTTTTAAATAGGTCACCATTAGCAAAACCAACAACTACATCACCGGTATATGTGTTACATGAAAATGGTTTAGTTGTAAATCCTACATCAGGTATATCAAGTATAACAATTAATTATATAAGAAAACCAAATGATCCTAATTGGGTAGGTGGTACTGCAGCAGGTCAAATTGTTGCGAATACATCGGATAATAACTATAAAAACTTTGAGTTACATCCATCTGAGTTTCATGAATTAGTTATTAAAATACTTGCTTACGCGGGAGTTATTATAAGAGCTGCAGATATAACACAAGTAGCTTCAGCAAAAGAACAACAAATAATTCAATCTGAAAGATAATGGCAGAAACTAGAAAAGAATATACTGGTCAACAGTATTATGCACAACATCAAGGTGATAGCGGTAATATACCATCTGATTTTAAAGGATTAGGTTATTACAGTAGAACTAGTTTAGAAGATATAATTAATAACTTTATAGTTGCTTATATAGGTGAAGATAAAGCTTTACCTAAAATACCAAGATATGAATTAGACTTCTGGGCTCAAAGGGCAATGCAAGAATTTAGTTATGATGTATTGCATTCTGAAAAAAGTATGGAACTAGATTTAGGTGATTCATTACAATTTCCATTGCCACAAGATTATGTAAACTATATTAAAATATCTTGTGTTGGAATAGATGGTGTTAAAAAAGTATTATTACCGCAAAGAAGATCAGGAGATCCAACAACTCCATTACAAGATAATAATAGTAATATTACATTTGACGGACAAGGTAAAATAGTTACAGTAGCTAAATCAACTTTAGCAACACGTTTTCAAGATGCTAGCAACACGGCAAATACATTACAATCTGCGCAAGATTATTATTATTCAAATTATAATAATGATAATTTTTCATATTTTAATAAAAGATATGGTGGAGTACCTGAAGATATGAATGCTGCTGGAACTTATTTTATAGATCATAAAGCAGGTTTAATATTTTTTGATGGTTCTTTTGCAAATAGAAATGAAGACTTAATTGTATTAGATTATATAAGTGATGGTTTAGATGATAATGCAGATTTAAGTAAAGTATTTATGCCTAAACTTGCAGAAGATGCAACTTATGCATACATGTTATATAATTTATCCAAAGTTCGTCCCGCTAGTGCACAATTAGTGCCTTTATATAAAAAAGAAGCCACGGCAAAATTAAGAAACGCTAAAATAAGATTAAGTAATTATAAATTAGAAGAACTTGCTCAAATACTCAGAGGCAAAAGTAAGTGGATTAAACATTAAAATTAAATGGCACAAAGCAAAAGAAGTTTTAGTCAAGCTAGACTCGAAAGAGATTTAGATGATAGAATAGTACCTAAAGGTACATATAGAGATGCTTTAAATATTAGTATAGATACTTCAGAAGATGCAAATGTTGGAGTTATAGAAAATTTAAAAGGTAATGAACTTATTGCTAATCAAAGTATAACAGGGCTTTCTTCTTCTTCAAATCCCAATGCAAAAGTTATAGGTAGTTATGCTCATCCTGAAGGTAATAGAATATACTATTTTGTTACAGGAGATAAATCAGATGGTATTTTTGAACATAATTTAAAAGATAATACTGTTAAAACTATTATTATTGATAGTTCTGATTTTGTGGCTTCAAGCCCAACAAAAGTTACATTACCTACATTTACTTTTTCAGATGCTGTTGTAGTTGCTACTGTTACTAAAGATGGTACTATTGGTGTATCAGCAACGCTTGGAACTGTTTTTTCTTTAACACCAGATTTTGGTGCTTCTGTTTCAACTAATACAACAAGGGTAATACAAGCACAAGTTACTGTTCCTGCAGGATATTCTAATACAGGAAAATTTGTTACCGGTACAGTTACAGCAACACAAGCAGCAATAGCTGCGCCTGTTGTAAACATACTAGATTGTACTGATATTACAGATAATAGTGTAACTTTAAATGGTGAGTATACAAACGATAGTGCAGGTGTTACAGCAATTGGTTTTTATTATAAAGCAAATACAGGTGGTAGCTCTACAGTAACTAATTTTACAAATGAGCATGTTATCCGCTCTTTAAGTGGTAGATCTGCAAATTTATCTTCAGGTGCGCCGCTTTGGACTGATCCTTTTGATGGAGTTGCTGCAAGTGATCTTACAGTAAAAGATAAAGATGGTACAACAATTACATCTTCACAATATGATTATCAAAATTTAGTGGGACCACAACCTAATACAATATACTTTAAATCAAACTTAGGTACAGTAGATCAAGTCCATGCTAAACTACCTATAACAGTTTCTCAAACTTCAACAGGTACAACAGTAACAAATGCATTAACTGCAGCACAAGTACAATCTTCGGGTACAAATTGTCCTGTTACACCTATAACATCACCTTTTTCAAAAGCTCTTACAGGTCTAACTGCAAACACAACTTATGCTGTAGTAGCTTATGCTACAAACAGTGTGGGTACAACATTAAGCACTATAAAATATTTTACAACCTCTGCATCTACTGTAAATAGACCAATATCAAATAAATTATATATAGTACCTGCTATAAGCTCTTCAATTGTAATGAATAGAAATGTTGGTTATGGTACTTTTGAAAAATCAGATGGTAATTTTTATTTTACCCCATTTAGTAGTGCTAGCACAGGGGTTTTTAGTGATATGGCTGCTGGTGAAAATAATATAACTTTTTCAAATACAGGACCACAAACATTAACTTTTAATGATGGAGGTGGAGTTGGTGGTAGTAAACATGATTCTCAAAACGTTAGTGGTTCTGGTTTACCCGCAGGAATGTATAATATAACAGCCTCTAGATCTGGACATATTTCTAATACTATACAAATAAGAGTAGGGTCACCTCCAAACGCTGTACGTACATCAATTTTTACTCCAAATATAACCAGTACAGGCTCGGGTACTACACCTGTGGTAGCAGACTCAACTTCTGGAGGTTATCAATATAATACGGGTATAAGCGCCGCCCCAACAGCTGTATTTCAAATAGGACCACATGAGGCCGGTATTAAAGGGGTAACACTTATACCTTTGTCAACAAATAATAGTACAGCTTTTCCATCATTTAGTGGATTTGATGCTTCAAAATTAACTATATCTATTTCAGGCAAAACAGATGGTGTTGATTATAATAGTTTTATATGGGATACTGGGCCACCTATATTTGGTACAGTACCTTGTATTATGATTGAATGTGACCCAGATACTTTAAACGGAGGTACCGCATCTGTAACACACACTTTAAATATAACTTATAATTATTAATATGGCTATAGCTAAAATTCAACCGCCTTCTTTTGTAATGGATAAAAAAACTTTTACTCCAGATAAAGATATTAAAATTAATTCTGTTCAAAATTTATATTTATTACCTTTAAATTTTAAAGAAGGTGATATAATAGAAGCTGGCACAGAATTAAAATTTAATATTGATGGATTTGATGATTTTCGTGCATTTCCAGAAGCTATAATAGATTATACAGAATTATAATATGGCAAGTAACATACTTAAGTTTCATCCTAGTAATTTAATTACAGGAATAAATATTGTTGATGACATGCTGTTTTTTACAGATGGTGTTAACGAACCTAAGAAAATAGACCTAAATATATTTAGAGCTGCAGATCACACTACAGGTAATACTATTGTATATGGTAGAAATTTTCAAGAAAGGGATATAACAGTTATTAGACCTCATCCACAAACAGCTATAACAACTACTACATCTGCTTCAACTGCTGTAATAAATCCTATAGCATCTGCTCCGCTTATTCAAACCGATAAAGCATATACTCAGAGCACAGACGTTGTATTATATGGTCAAGCTAGAAGCGGATCAATACCTTTTACAGAAAGAGGTTTTGTATATAAACAAATAGATTCTTTAGATGCGCCAACATTACAAGAATTGTTATCAGGAGGCATACCAGTTGTATCTCATACTAATACTGGAAGATTTGATGCAAAAGTGTCTGGGTTATCTTTAACTAAAAGATACTATTATATTGCATATGCAAAAAATGCTGTTACTCCTGGAAAAATTTATGCAAAAGATGTAGATGGTACAGATGATATAGAAACGTTTGTAATTAACGATACTTCAAATGCAGCATTTACACCTAATTTAGCAGTTCGAACAATGTCTATTAGCCCTGGAGATACTTTTCCAGGTAAAGGAGCAGATGGTACTGTTATACTACATGGTACTGTTACTTCTAATACTAATGCTGCGACTATAACTAATAGAGGTTTTTATGTATTTAGAACGGTTACATCAGATAATAGAACATTTACTGCTAGTGATATTTTAAGTGATGTTAGTGATGATGTGTTAACTTTTGATGGTATTCAAGTACATACTAAATTCCCAAGAGGGACTGATGACCCTAGTGGAAGAAATTTTGTTACAACTATAGATGATTTTAGTTTTGGTGAAAAATTGTTTGTACAAGCTTTTGCTTCTACAGGAATAGATCCAGTTCAAAGGGTTGGTGAAATTAAATCATTTCCTATATCCGCATCAAACGACCCAAATAACAAAGCAGTACAGCATAAACCAAACCCTTCAATGTCAGAGCCAGATCAGAATAATACTTCTGTAACTATGAAAGCTCGAATTGATCATAATAATTGGAATATAACTGCTTCAGGTAGATTAGAAAGAGGTTTTTATTTTTCTAAAAAATCATTTGATGTTAAAAAAATAACAACACTTACATTTGCATCAGGTGTAGGCACAGAGGTTGATCAAGGCTATAATGGTAGAATAGAGTGGAAACAAGCAACAAATGACCCAGAAATATTTAGAGTATCTCAATTTTGGGACGGTGGTTATCCGCAATCTGAAGAAGCCTATGCTGTAGAAACTTCTGCAATATCTGCATTTAGTATTACAAGAGATGAAAGTATATTTATATGTGCTTTTGGTAGAAGCAATTTTGGTGAAGGATATGAAAGACATAGAGGTAAATCTGCTGTAAAAGAATATAAAGCTGGAACAGGAACTGCAAATGTGCCAATTACAATAACAGCTGATGCTATTAGATTTACTGCTGGGAAAATAGAGGTAGATGTTACTATTGCTCACAATACTCCTATTGCTACTGAAATGGGATTATATTTTACATCACAAGAACCTGGTGTTGATTTAGGTAATGGCACTAATTTACAAAAGCAAGGTATAATATTAGATAGAGCACAAAGACAAAATGACAATTTTGCTAGAATGATACCTGGCCCAGCAACTAGTATTAAAGATATAAACGGTCAAGTTGTATTAAATACATCAACACAAAAAATACAAGAAGGTAATTTTACTTTTCAATATGGATTTGATATTGATAGATTTCCAATAACAAACGGAACAGGTAATGTTTCTAGTAAACTACCTATAGATAGAAAAGATTATTATGCTATGCCTTTTGTAAAAGTTAATAATAAAGAAATATACGGGTCAGTAATTGGTCCACCTAAATTAGGTAATATAAATGAGCCACCAGATATTGAAACCTTAAATTATACAGGTAATCAAATAAGCGGTGGACAACCTAAAGTTACTTTTAATGGTCAAGTATTCGAACAACTATCTAATACACCTACATTAACAGAAGCTGGGTTTATTTATGGAACAAATGCAAATGAAGTTGCCGCGGGAACTGGAAGTACCATTGTTGCGGTAAGTAATACCGTTACAAGTAATACACCAAGTAGTATATCTTTACTAAATTCATTTTTAGGACAACAAGGATCAGCTGGACAAACTCCTAAGTTTTCAGTTCAAGCTACTCTTACGGGTCAGCACGGACAAGTTATTTATTATATAGCTTATGTTAAAATATCAGGAGATGGCGGAAATACTTTGCATTTAGCAGAAGATGATAATCAAACAGGTGATTATGGTAAAGGGGTTGTTAGAGTTCAACTACAAGGTACTGCAGCTGTAACTTCTGGTGTTGGCACTAGACTACCTGTGCCAGAATTATTAGTTACAAAAGATGTAGGAAGAAAAGCCGGTACATTTAGAGCAAATCAAGGTGATAATGGAGGTTCTAATAAAAGTTTAACTGAAATGACACCTAAGTTTTACTATATGAAAGAAACTTCTATACCTGCAGCTTCATTATATAGAGGAAGTAGTACGGTTACAGAAGCAACAACACAAGCATATATTAAAATTAATGCTGCTAGTTCGCCTAACGCAACATCAGGAGTTGTTACTGTAACTGCTGACACTGATGATTTATCAAACTTAAAAAATTCAATAGCAACAACTATTTCAGGATTAGACGCAAACACTAGATATGTTTATTTTGTTACAGCGAATAATGGTGTAGCAATTACATCAGCTCCTTTTGCGCAAGGCGAAGGGCCTTCAAAAAGATGTTTTTCTTTTAAAACACAACCTGAACCACCCGCATATCCTAATGGACAAAGAGCATTTTCTAAAATTATAGAAATAAAAAATGTAACAACAAATTCTGCAGAAGTACATATTAAATGGACAGGTGGTGGTGGTGATATTTCAACTATTACAAAACACGGTGTTTATTATGCTAAAACATCTGCAATGACTGCTCCATTTACTATTGTGAGTATTTGGAATGCAAGTCCTGCTAAAACTTTTGTTTCAACTAATGAACCATTAGAAGATACTGCAGAATTAACAGGATTAGAACCTGGAACGGAATATCATGTATGCTGTACTATGCTAAACGATAATACACTTGGCGATATTGCTGGAATGACCGGTTCAGGAGGTGAAGGTATTAGTAGTGTTAGAAAATTTACAACACAGGGAGGAACAGTTGCTAACCCTATACCTGTGCCGGTACAAAGTATAAAGGTTAATCCCACAAGACTTATAATAGCTGAAAATGGCAAAAAGAAAGTTTTTGGAAGAAGATTAGCAAACGGTTCACCTTCATCAATGCGATATGCAAATCCTTCATTTGCTATTTCAATATCACCAAAAGATGCAGAACTTAAAGAATCTGATATAACTTTTCCAGCATATAGTTTTATAAATCCAAAAGTTGTTGTTAATAAATCAAAATTAATTAGACAAGGAAATGGTCAATATAGAGTTGAACTTGAAATAAACCCAAATCAAGGGATTTTTGCAAAACCAAGTTTAAGTGGGGTTGTAACAGTTAAACATCCAAACCCGCTTGTAAAAGCGGCTACGGTTGATTTATCACAAGCTGGTCCTGCTAAAGGTAAACCGATTTTTACAAAATGGCCTTAAAATATATAATATAGTATGTCAGAAAAATTACCATTTGAAAAAATTTTTCCGTATTTTAGTTACAGATGGCGTTATAACGATGGACAATTTTCTCCTTATGCACCATTTAGTAAAGTTGCTTTTATTCCAAAAGATCCAGATGTTGAAGATTTTTTTAGAAAAGGGCATAATACTTCTGTAGCAAATAAATTAGAACAAATAACTTTAAAAGATATAGATAGAGGAGGGCCTGATGTAGAGGCTGTAGATATATTATATACAGAATCTATTTCAAGTACTATCTATGTTTTAAAAACTATTGAAATACCAGAAGCTGAAAGAGGTAATGGTAGTCCCTTAACTGTTCAATTAAAAGAAAGAAGTTTTGGAGCAGCATTACCAGCTAGCCAATTAACAAGACAATTTGATAGTGTACCAAAAAGTGCAAAAGCACAAGAAATTACAGCTAATAGAGTTATATATGGTAATTATATTACTAAATATAATCAAAATGATAATTTAAAAATTGAACTTGGTACAGCTGTTTTCCCAGATCCTTTAAACGGTCCATCTTTAAAAGGTAATAGAACTTATGAAGTAGGTGTTGCTTATATGGATAGATTTGGTAGAATAGGTGGTATGTTAACTCAAAAAGCACCTGATACAGATGCTGAAGGCTCAAGTATAAAAACACCCTTTACACAAAGATTTAGAACTGGATTAACAGCAAAAATAACTAGCGATCCACCTGAGTGGGCTAAGTTTTATAGATATTATGTAAAAGATGTATCAGGTGAGCATTTTAATTTATCTTCATTTAATATATATAATGATGGTACAGCAGATGACAATGATTCAGATAATGTTTATTTACAATTTAATTCTACAGATAGAAATAAAATAACTGAAGATACAGTATTAATACCTAGAAGACATACATTTAATAGAAAAATAAATGGCGCTGCTATAGAAACTATATTTGCAGGTGAATCAAGACATCCGGTGCTAGGTATTGAAAATGATGCTCCTGATGTTGTAAAAACTCAAATAACAGAAAGAGTGGTAATTCCTGTTGTAACGTTTGTAGAAAGAAATGGTAGAATAAATAATCCAACTACCACAACCGGGCAAGGGGGAGGACAGGCTGCTTATATAACTCAACCAGGTGATACAGCTGTTGCTATTGGAGATGAATCTAACTTTGCTGTTGTAGCAAGTAAATTAAATGAATATATCGCCTCTCAAGACCCTAGCCAAAGTACAAGATTTGAACTTGGTACAGGAACATCAGCTTCAGGGCTTGCTGATCAAGTTGTCGATGTTTCTAGTTATGGAGAAAGATTAGCATTAAGGTTTAAACCTGCTAATAAATCAGATGATAATCAATATAAAACTGATTTAAATTTAATTGATGAAGTAAGATTTTTAGCTGCCGATTCAAGCCAAAAAAAAAGACATGTTTTTAAGTTTACTCTTGCGGATAGACTTGATGACGATGGGCAACCTATAGCTGGAACAGGATTAAGTAAAGGTGGTCATACCTTACATGGAGGCGGTGCCTTCAATGATCCTACTATGTCTTTAAAGATATATAAATTAGGTTTATCAGAAGATGGTAAAAATAAATTAAAAGGATCGTTTTTTGTAAAAGTACCTAGACTGTTTTCAACTACAGCAACAATTGTTACTTCTGGCACAGGGTTAGTTGCAGGTCAAACACCGCATGATAACGATGGAAATGTTGCTGGTAATGAAATTCTCGAAGCTAACTTTGAAACAGAACCGGGGCCAGATTCTAATTTAGATTTATATTTTGAAGGTAATAGAACTTATGAAGTTAGAGATGATGATGGTAATATTACAGATCATGGGCAAACAAATACAGTAGAATTTGCAAATTGTATTGCTACAGCAGAAGATACTTCAAAAGAAGTTTACTTAGAATCAAGAAAGCTTTTTGATAAGTTTAATACTGTTGAACTAGTAAAAGGTATTAGAGTAAATACACCTGATCCAAGATATGCAGAAGAAAATAGAAAAACAGGATTAATATTTTCTGGTTTATATAATTCTAAAACTGGTACAAATAATTTAAATCAATTTGATTTATCTACAGGTATTACTAAAGAACTTGAACCAAACTATGGTGGTATACAAAAGTTATATACACTTGATACAAACTTGTTAGCGCTTGCTGAAGATAAGGTATTTAGAGTATTAGCTGATAAAGATGCATTATTTAACGCTGACGACGGTGTAAATGTTACTGCAACTAATTTAGTATTAGGTCAAGCAATGGCTTATCAAGGTAATTATGGTATAAGTACACACCCTGAATCATTTGTATATTTTAAAAATAATATTTATTTTTCAGATGCTAAAAGAGGTAGTATTATACAATTAACACCTGCCAATGGACAAATGTTTCCTATTAGCTCAAAAGGTATGTCAAACTTTTTTAGAGATAGATTAGGAGCACTGCAAACTACAACAGCTACAGATAATGATGGAAATGTATTTAATACAGCTAAAATTTTAGGGCTTTACGACGGGCACAAAAAAAATTATATAGTATCAATACAAGGGTATAACCAATCGGATGCGTCTATTGGCTCCGAAAGTATTCCAAATGAGACATCTAACATCACTTTATCATATAGTTTAAACTCACAAGGCTGGACAAGTCGATATTCATTTATTCCAGAAACAGGAATTAGTATGAATAATAAGTTTTTTACATTTAAAAATGGTAAAGCATATTTGCATCATTCTAATACTGCAAATAGAAATAACTTTTATGGAGTAGCTGGTAATTCAGAAGTACAAATAATATTTAACGATAATCCTTCTTTTGTTTCAGATTGGCTTAGTTTAAATTATGAGGGTACAGCTGGATGGTTAGCATCGGAAATAATAGGTGAACAAGATTCAACTTATAGTATAACCAATGTTAGATTATTAGATTCTGAAGATTCTAATTTTGATGGTTGGTTTTTAAAAGAAGGTAAATATTATGGATCTATAGTTGGTACACAACCTGTATACATTATACAACCAGGTAGCAGTATAGGTTCAGATGGATTTTATCCATTAATTCAAGACGGATCAAATACACAAGATATATCCGGTACAAAAGGCTTTTTCTTAAAAGCAAGATTTAAAAATACATCAACTTCTGTATGTGAACTTGCAGCAGTTGGAAGTGAATATTATATTAGTCAAACTTAAAAAATAAATTATTATGTCAAGTCCGTTAAAATTTGCTGACCCGGTATCAGCTATTGCTGGTGCAGTAGGAGGTTTAGGACAGATTGCTACAGGTATATTTGGTAGCAGAAGAAGAAAAAGAGAAGCTAGAGCCGCTGCGGCAGAACTTCAAGAGGCAAGACAGGGCCTTATAGATACAACATTTACAAATCAATTTTCAGGTCTTGATAATCCGTTTGAAGACATGCAAGTAAATTTACAAGCATCTCAATTTCAAGCACAACAAACCGATCAAGCTTTAGCACAGGGTTTAGATGCCGCTGTACAATCAGGTGGTGGTGCAACAGGGTCTGCACAAGCTATAGCTGATGCTGCCCTCCGCTCTAAACAAAATATTGCAGCTGATATTGCAAGACAAGAATCTGCTAATCAAAAAATGGCTGCAGATGCACAAATGCAATTAGATTTTAGAGCTGCGCAATCCGCAGATGATATACAGCTTAGAAATTACGATAAACAACAACAAATATTAAATTTAGCAGCAGCAAGAAAACAAGCGGCTGATCAAGCAAGGGCACAAGCTACAGCAGCTATAACAGCAGGGTTTGGATCATTAGCTGGGTCTGCAGCAGCTGGTAATTTTGAGGGATAAATAAGGATAATATGAGCAACAACAAATCAAACAGTCCATTTTTTGCAATAGGACAAGGTATAAACAATCTTTTAGACTATCAAATGATAGCCCGTGCTGGTGCTCCGAGAAACTTTTTGGGTACAGCTATTGGTGCAGTTGGTTCTTTAATTTCTAGATTAGATTTTTCTGAAATGACTAAAAATGATGAAGAACTAGTAGACCCTAATGCAGGTAAAGAAAAAACAACTAAATTAAATACAGAAAACACAGGTGTTACTGATGCAGAAGAATTAACAGAAACACTAGCAGACGGGTTTGTAAGTAAAGTATTACAAAATGAAAAAAAAGAAGTTACTACATCATCTACCAAAGGAGATGGTAAGGGAGGCAAGAGACCTGATGGTATGCCTGATGCAGATATGAATACCGGTAAAGGAGGTGGTATAACTAATACTCAAAAAAAGAATTTGATAGCTCAATCCCAGTTTAGAAAAAAATTATTAACTGGAGATGATCCTATTGCTGGTTTTGATGATATGGGTTTACCTATTAAAGCTAAAGATGTTAATTATGAAGGTGATCCAATAAATATTCAAGCAAAGCTTGAAGCACCGGAAGGGTTTTATTACGATAAAGATGGTAATTTAAAATCATTAGGTTCTATAGCAAGAGGTCTTGGTCAAGCTGCTAATTTTTTTGGAAAGGTATTTACAGATATGACTACTGTAGGGGATAGGTATGACGGTTTAAAAACTCCCACGTCAAGCTCTAAAAGACTTAGACCTGAAATATTAGAAATAATAGAGGATTCAAGATATAAAAGAAAAGGTAAAGACGATACTAAACTACATAGGATAGGGTATTTCCTTAGAAGTCCTTTTTATCAAACAAAAAATAGACCTTATAAAGAATTAGCAAAAGTAGCTGAAACACCGGGTGATGCTTTTAGTTTATTACCAGGAGGTATTAATCCTGCAACACAAGCTTACAATGCAGTTATTGAATCTGAAAATTATAGAAGAAGAATAGAAAATGAATTTGATGAAGATTTAACAAAAGAAGTAAGTTCATTAAATGTTGATTTAAGTAAAGCTAATGTTTCAGGTCAACAAAGACAAGATTTACTTGATCTTTCATTAAACAATAAAAAACAATTATCTGAAGCTTTTCAAAAATATGCAGATGGTAAAATGAGTAAATCTGAATATGAAATGCTAAAAACTAATTTATTAGCAGAAGTAAATACTTTATCTAGTGATTTAGGTTTAATAAAAGCAAAAGCTGCAGATTTTTTAAAAAATAAAGATAATATTGATTTACCTGCTAGTAATCCTGAAGTTGCTGATTTTTATCAAACAGCTATAAAAAATCCTGATAGTATACGTATTGTAGAAATAAACGGTACAAAATATTTTAAAGGCACAACAAATGGAGGTAAAGATTTTCAAATTGAAGTTGGAGCTATATCTAATGGGGATGCATCGTTTTTATTAACTGAAAAAGCAGATCCTACTAAATTTATTTCAGGTGCTCTTAATGCTATGACAGGATTTGTAGTTGAAGGAAAAACAGCTATGGGTATGGGAGAAATGCAATTACCTGATGATACTAAAATGGTAGATGGTAAACTAGTTAAAAGTAAAATTAGAACTATTGGTGAAAATTCATTAGTTGCAAACTTAAATCAAAACCCAGATATGGTTCGATCTTTACTTGCTCAATTTAGAGGTATTAATTATGAAGGGTATCAAACTTTAATTAATCAAGATAGAGATGGTGATGGTAAAACAACATCTCAAGAAATACAACAAAACGAGCAAGAAATGTTATTACAGCTTGCTGAAGAAATGTATGATGAATTTGTTGCGCCTCAGTATAATCCTAGGTCTAAAACAACAAGAATGAATACTCAAGGTGGTGGTACTAAATTAACACAAGCAGAAAGGGATAGAAGAACTAGAGATGCATATATAGCGTCTTTACCTAATCCAACGGAAGAAAATTTTGGTGACTATAGAGATATTATAGGTAAAGATTTTACTTATACAATTGAAGATGGTACATTAAAAATTAAAAAACAAAATCAAAAAGAAGGATTTAGTTCTATAAAATTAAATGATCCTAAATTTAAAGATTTTATTAAAAAATTTGTAGATCCAAATCTTACAACCACTAAGCTAGGCGTACAAAAAAATCAAAACGCAACGCAAGAACAAATAAACGCAGCTATTAACGCATATTTAGATAGAAAAAATAAATCCTAATACATGGAAGAATTAAATAGTATTATTGGGGAAATGATTGCTAATGGGGAGCCGCAAGAAGTAATGGATGCTGTAATTGCAGAATGGGAACAACGAAATCCAGGTGTATTAACTTCTAATACATTATCGACATCTGAGGAACCTAAAATTGAACCAGAAGTACCAACATGGTTAGAAAATACTTTTGGTAATGACACATTTGGTGTTGATTTTGTTAGCGATATGTATAGAGCTGTAAAATCTGGATGGAACCAAAGCTCAGCTGTTGGCGAAATAAAAGATGTTTTTATTGGAGACAGATCAGATGAAGCTTTAAACGATATGCGAAAAGCTTTAGAAGATTCAAGAAAATCAGGTGTTTCTGAAGAAATGCAAGAATATCAACAGCTTGTTGAAAAATATAAAAAAGATGGAGATAGCGGATTTTTAGCAGGTTTTAAAGCTTTATTACAAAATCCAACTATTGGGCCTGAAGTTATGTTATCTTCTTTTGTAGGTATGGGAAGAGCAGCTATTGAAGCACCAGAACTTATTGCCGCAGGTGCTGCTACAGGTGCTGCTGCGGGTGCTGTTGGACTTGGGGCTGGAGTTGCTGCAGGTACATTTGTAGGTGCATCTACAGCTGCAATGACAGCAATGGAAACAACCGGAACTTTTGCAGAATTACTACAAGAAGAGCTTAAAGAAAGAGGTTTAGACTTTAGTAAAAACGATGATATACGAAAAGTTTTTGAAGACGAGGACGCTATGTTTAGTATTAGAAGCAAAGCTTTAGGAAGAGGTATTGCTATTGGTGCTATAGAAGCATTAACCGGTGGAATAGCAGGTAAAATAGGTGCAAGAGCTATTGGTGGAACTAGACGGG